GATTTATAAAATCTGCAATGTTTTCTGCATTGTCCAAATATTCAATAATATTTTTTATTTTCATTTCTCTTGTGCCTTTCTTAGTATTGCTCTAGCAAAAGCAATGTTTTGTTCGCCTGTGTCAGTTTCCATGCCACTCCAAATTTCAATTATTTCATTATCTGTTAGTGTCTTTGATTTCAACGCTTCTATTTCTTCCTGTTGCTGGCGTAGCATGGTGGCTGCTTTGTCAAATAGTTTGTAATCCGTTGAGTAATATGGTTCGGTTTCCTGAAGTGCATCAGCTAGTTCATTTGCGTTCATTAAATATCCCCTTAAAGTGCCAGCTATCCAAGAAGTTGGCTGGCGCAACCCCTAACTACCTGGCTAATTCACGCCAGATTCCCCTTGGACTGGTGATTGATCTTCTAAATAGTCAAGCATGACTAAACATCCACCGCCTTTTTTCACCATTCCCCGTTCAATTCGTACCCAATGCACTTGCACATCATCGTCAAATACACCAGCATCCTGTAAAGCATCCAGTATTGGCTTAATGCAGTTATCTACATCCATGAGCTTTTTAGAGCGTGGATACAGAAAAATATCTACCCAAATCTGTTTATTTCCAAATTTAGGTACTCTGAACTCAGCGCAATACTCTGCGACTGCATTTTTAAACTCCCTACCTCGCTTAGAGATAAAACGCCTGTTTCCTGAAGCAATCCAGTAGTTATTGATACTAGGCGGGTAAGGTAAATTTAAAACAACCATTAGCAGCCAGGTGGTCCAAAAGGTCCATCTACTGTAGTTTCCCAACAACAGATTTCTCCGTTGTCATCTTTACTACATTTCATGTAAGCAAATGCTGAGTTAGCCATGAGCATTAGACTAAAAAGGAACATCGCCATCTTGAACACGATTGACCTCCTTTGGATAAGTACCGCCATTATCTGGCTTCCAGTTGTCCTCAGAAAGACTGATTAAGCTGCCTTTAGGCGTTTGCTTAGTCCACCCTGCTATCTTGAGAGTTTGCCCTGCTTTGTAGTCCTCAGAAAGCAATAGCGTGCCTTTCCAATCAGGTGATCTGTCGTGTTTTTTCTCATTTTGAAATAACACCCCTTTGCCCATCTGGGCGATATGTCCATTAGCCATTACTGATTTCCTTTCTGTGGATTGAGAGCTTGGATAAGAATTTCGCAGTTGTATTGCCATCAAATGTTTTTGTATAGGCTTCATTTACTTCCCTGAATTTTTTGATCTTCTCGAACTTTTCCTCTGCCGTAAACTTGGTAGATTCATGGATCTTGGCGTGCATCTCTGCAAACCCATCAATCCAATCATCTAAACAGATATAGCGTGCATAGGGTTCATCTTGACCTGGAACATACATCGGCAATGCTATATCAGGAATATCCTCTGGTAACGCTGATAATTCGACTACATTGGGAATAACTGATCCCATCTCCTTTAATACTTTAGGCTTGATGGTCGTGGTTTCAAAGTTTTCGACTTCATCGGGTGAGTAGAAGCCAGTAACAGATCCTGGGAAAACTGATCTAATCCCCTCTGAAATACAACGGCTTCGTAGCATCGCTCTGGGGAACTTTTGCCATCCGCTTCCTGGTTTAACAAGACCGATTTTGGTAGCTTGCTCAATTGTCCATGTAACCGCAAGGTCACCCCCGTTGGGATGTGAAAAAACTCCTGTAACTCGCTCATCTGTGTAATCCTTCCATTCGACTTTGCCACCTGCATTTTGAAAGCGTGCCAGCATTGCATCTGCCTTAAGAGCTGGTCTGCCTTGGATAATGTGAAAATCCCTCGCTGCTGTTGCAGGGTGTAACCCTTCAGCTTGAGCGACTGCCATCAGTGCTAGGACTGAGTTTTTATCCTTCATGCCAAACAAACCACTAGCAGCAATTGCCGTAGCCATCTGCTCCATTTCAGAATATGCGACTAAATTACTCATGTTAATTTCTCCATAATAGTTAGGACTGTATCTATGACAGAACTGGCTGTCATCACCCATATTGCTAGATCTATGTTATTCATTTGACTAAGAACCTCCGAGAACCTGGCTGCTCAATAACAAACTTCTCATAAATATCGGGCATAGCCTGTTTAAAAAGATCTGCTGAGAACCGCTTAGAGGACTTTGCAGCCTTCCAAGTCACTAGGGTGCTACCATCGTATGACCTGATCTCTGAGCTTTCCCCTAAAACATTCCTAATCATCACTTCAAGGGCTTCTTCCCCTGCTTCAAGGTTCTTGATCTGGTTCTTGATGTCCTTAAGTTGGGTGATCGCCATCTCAATCTGCTGCGTTGCTGTAATAACGCCATCATTTGAGCTAGGGAACATAATCTTAGTTTGCTCAATAGTCTGAGCTGGTGGCAAAGTGTCTGCTTGGCAATAACCCCAAACCTCTGCCATCTTTTTAATAAGATCTTCCTTTTCACCCTCAGTAATATCAAATCCAAACATACAGAACTCTTGACCGCCAAATAAGACGGCAAGATATATTTTCTGTACGCCATGACAAGCAGCTTCGTGAATAAGCTGTGCATAGTCCGCATCAGGAATACGATTAGTATCGAGATCAAACTTATTTCGATGGATTGCATTGTAGTTTTTCGCTTCTACAAGAGTGCTACCATCAGCACTAATAAAATCAAAATGGCTACGAAACCAATCATGCTTGGGGTGGGTGATTGCATAGTCTGCATCCTTTAATTCCATCTTTAATTTATCTTGTGCAAGTCTGCCGATCACTGGCTGCATGATGTGACCAAATTGCACTGCTTCAACCCCTGATAGGTCTGGGATCTCTTTCTTGCCTTGCTTTTCTAGGATGACATCGACCATCTTGCCATTAGCGACCTTACGGCTATCACCTGACCAGATAGCGGATCTCCTGACTTCGGGTGCAAAATCTGCTTGATCGTTCATACCACCTCCATAATGGTTTTAACAATCTCTTTCCAACTGTCGATCTCATCTTCTAGATCTTCTAACTCTTGACCTAGCTTGCCCGTCTTACTTTCCTCTGCTCTGAGGGTATCTTGCAATTGAGCAATAACATCATCTTGCCGAGCTATCAGGTTTTTTAAACGATCTAACTCTGATACTTGCTTACTTGGTCTGCCTACTGGTTTCTTTGTTGCCATGATTAACTCCATTAGTTAGGTTATTTACCAAAAGGGATTGCTGAGAGATCATCAAGATCTTCTACTTCAATAAAAGCAAACCACTTCGCATCTTCCCCGCATCCGCTTATGGGCAAGTTACGGCTATTGTTTGCTGTCATTTTCTTTTGTATTCCCGTCACCATATCGTGAGGGCGTTGGGGTGACAAGCACTGCATAGTGCTTTGGTCTAGGTGTTTGCAATTAACGCAATATTCCATGATTATTCCTTATTAAATAGTTAGGGTTTGATTACTACAGTTATGACTTTACTACATTATTTGCATTATGTGCAAACTTAATTTTTTGGATCTGTAGTATTTCCGCAAAACTCATCCCTTGTAACAATGACTGCTGGTTTTGATTCTTGGGTGATAACAACATCACCGTACTGATTGATGTAATACGCATCGCCTTGCTCCTTCGCTTTAATTAAATTACGGGCTTGATTCCTGGCGTTCATTTCTTGCCATTTTGCTGCATCTTGATCTGCTTTACTCATGTTGCACTCCTTTTAAAAATATGTTTTAATCCCCTCATTGCGGACTGATACCCGTAGTGAGATACCCTTGTAGGTTGTTTTGTGGGCTTAGGAAAGTGTTGCGAGATCATTTTCTTAAACCGTATCAGCACAGAGCGACCTTCAAGGGTTTTTTGCTTATTGGCACTGGTTCGTGATAATACGGAGCTTTGAACCAGCTCTCCCGTATGGTGTAGCGCCAAAGGGAATAAACGAGATTGGCTAGTATCTGGAGGACCGTCACTGGAAAGCACCTCTTTAGTTAAGCAATCAACCGATAAACGATAGCTACCTGCATTTTTTGCAGTTACCCGCCTAAAGCGGTTCTGGTGCTTAGCAATTCGTAAACTCGATGGGGTTCTCATGGGGTTCTCACAATACTAAGAGCAAACCGACCAGCAAGACCAGACCAAATACTGAGAGAGTGTCTAGCACCTGATCTATGCGTATGTGCGTGCGTAGGTACGCCCATGCGCTCATGCGTAGGGGTGTTTTCTTAATGAATAGATGACGATCAATAGTAAAAATATCTTTATTTCTCATAAATACCTCGAAAATTAGTTAGGTTAATAAGATAAAACTATTAAATACCTTTAAAACACTTTAAAACAAGCGCTACAGCGTTTTCACAGGGTAAGTGATACCTGAGTACCACTAAACCCTTTAATCGCTCTACAGCGTGATATTTGCTTTATGACAGTATCGCCAAGAATTAAACGATAACGCTTGAAACCCTTGTTTAGCAGCTCTATAGCAATATGATCTATACAGCTCATCAAGTGTAAAAAACTGGCGGTTGAACTCACAATCTGCTAAACCATGTTTTTGCATCTCAGATAGTAGGCTCATTGTTTAATCTTTCGCAAAACTTGCTACAAAAACAAAATCAGGGTGAATTGCTTGTGCTGCTTTAATAGCATCCTTGCAAGTTTTATAGGCATTAGTTGACCAGGCATAGCACAAACCTCCTTGCCTTTTGTAGTAAACATGAATTTTTCTTTTATAAACTTTAAACATACATCCTCCGATAGTTAGGTATTGATTGCTTAATTGCAATCCTATAAACCCCTATTTCTAAGGGTTTATAAGTTGCAACTACTTAATCAGGAATAGCGTTAAAAAATTGCTCCGCTGCATCAGGATCGTCAAATTTCCTAAGTATTTCAAGGGTTTGCCAGTTGTAAACATAAAAATACTGTTTATCATTTTCGTCATAATCGGATGATAGTAAAAAATCGTCTTTTCTCATTTTTAACCCCTTTTTATGCTGCATTTTGATTAGAAATTGCATCAAGTGAATTGATGTAATCAGCTGCCTTTTGAGCAAGCGCAGCAGCATTAAAAATTGCTTTATTGTCATTTTTTAAGCATTGCAGCCAGTTGCCAATGTAATCAGCATGCTGCAATTCGCCCTCAATTTGATAATCAGCGCATAAAAATGCAGCGCCCATCTCTGCTACTAATTCCTCAAAAGCGTAAGCGGTATCAGCAAAACGCTTGCCTTTGGTACGATCTAAACGATGAGGCGCTCCGCTCCAGTGTGTTAGCTCATGCAATACAGTAGCGTAGTAATGAGATTCACTTAGGAATAGATCTCTAGCGGGTAAGGTTATGCTATCAGTTGAGGGTTTATAAAATGCTCTAGCGCCCTCATGCTTGATATTCGCTCCAGTTTTAATGATCCGATCCTCAAGCGCTGGCACTGGATTAAATTCGGTGATCACTGGAGCTGGCTGCTCAATCTCAATACCCTCAACCTGATCAATATTAAAAACATAGTACGCTTTGAGCATTGCATAAGTGCCATTTTCAGGGTTAGGATCGTTAGGCTTAATCTCTTTTTTAGTCACTTGAGAGTAGAAAACAATTTGAGTGCCATGCTCGCCCTTTTTAACTGTAGCGCCCTGATCCTGCCATTGTTTGAATGATCCCCATATAGGTGAGCTATACCCGCTCATTCCTAAGATCAAACGGTTTACGCCTTGGTACTCTTTTTTAGAAATGATATTGCGATCAGCTCCAGGCGTACCCGCTTTCCAGGGCTTGATCCAGGGCGCAATACCTTGCTCTAGTTTAGCGATGATGTTATTAGTAACGCTGTCATATACGCTGATACGGTTTAATGATGTTGTCATGATGTTTTGTCCTAGTTAGGTTAGGTTTAATCAATATAGCTATCATAGCTATATGTTAAGTATAACGGTAATAATCTAATAATGTTTACAATTATTTAGTAGGTATTTTCCCTTAGTTGCATAAATGATACAGTGATAGCTATAATAGTATATATAGATATGATCTATAGTCTATATAGATCTAGTAGCTATTGTCTATAGATCTTATAGGTACTTAGTAGATAGTTACATATATAGGTAGTCAGTCAGTTTGAATGGGGGATAGGTTTGCTACCCTCGCTCTCTTTTAAAAACAGAAAAGGGTTACCAGTACGCTACACGCTAAAAACTACGCTTAACATATATCTATAGGCTTATATTGGCGCTGTAGCCTAGATCACGCTAGATCTAGACTGATTCAGACCTAGTGAATGGGTTTGGGTTCGGTTGAGTGCGTACCCCTCTCCGATACCACCCCAAAAAAAATTACAGTTTTTCTAGAACTACCGTGTTCTTCGATAGGTAAGGTTTAGCAGCGGTGGTGTAGATACAGCGTGTTAAAACGCTGTCTTGGTTATAAATGTTGTGCGTAGTCCACATTGGACCAGTATCCACACCTAAGATGTTGTCCACATAAAGTGACAGATTTCCGATGTCAGTGACCGTCATTTTGCGCTCTAAAGTACTCTCACACACCCCTGTAGGGTAGGTTGTAATGACTTTTAAGCCCTCATTTGCAAGTTCTTTAGCCTTGTCTATAAACCACGCCTGGTTATAGGAGGGAAGCTGCCCAGATTGGGGAGGGCTGTTCACAATCAGCCAGTCGAAATGGGGGTACTCCCTTGCCTTTAAATCGGGGTACTCCCTTGCCTTTAAATCGGGGTACTCAAAGAGTAAATCTTCCCTACAAGCTATAGGCGAGGAAAGCTCCAACAGGTCGGATAGCTTATCAAACCAAGCTAGGTGAAATTTCACCCAATCATCACGGTCAGGATGGTTATGGAAATAGTTTTCCCTCCCTATCCAAGCGTTAACACTATCGGGTGGGATCGACAGATCTGCAAGCCCTATAGAAACATCCTCACACAAGGGTTGTAGTTGGCTGTGATACTGGGGGTGACAGTGGTGGGTGAAGTCTAGGTGGGGTTCTTGCTCACAGACCTTACGCAAGTAATTGAGATGAATAAGGTTATCGCCTAGATGATATTCGTTGTATGTGTGTATCATGATAGTGTATGATGATGGAAGATATAAGGAGAATAGCATGAGTATTGAAATTGATAAAAATATTCCGATACCCCCTGAGAAAAAGCGCAATGTGTACCCATATAAGGTCATGGAAGTCGGAGAATCATTCTTTGTGCCAACGGGGAAGCTACAAATTGTCTGTAACGCTAACTACAGAACAGGCAAACAATTAGGTCGTAAATTTATCGCTAGAAAAGACGGGGAAGGGGTACGAGTATGGAGAACGGAATAAAAGCCAATAATGTAATGTCGGTAGCTCAGTACATTGAGAAAGCCGATGACCAAGCCAAGAAGATGTATATGCAACGGATTTGGGCTATGGAAAAGGATCAAATTTTTCATGAGCTAATGCGAGTTCATGCCAAGTCATCAGAGTTGTTAATGCAAGCTGAGAGCGAGATCGCTTACCTCAAGTCCTTGTTAGATGGACCAGAGGATGGCGATGCAAGACATTGAGCGTTTAACTCAAGAAAGGTTGATGTACAAAACCGAGATGATGAGAGCGCTCTCTTGCAGGACTAAAAAGCAAAAGATTGCTCTTGCCAGTGAATGGAAAGAACGATTTAGTGAGATGACCTACAAAGCCTTAATAGACCTAGCCAAGAACCACAGTGCTAGGCTTAAGGTGGCGTATTGGGATATTCCGAACTTTGAAGTCAAGAAACTAGGTAAACACAATTGAAAACCGCAGCAGTAGTGACCGTAACCAACGGCAAGCGACCAGGAGAGTTACTGAATTGCATTATGTCTGTTGCAAATCAGAAATACCCCGTTAAACATTACATTTTTTGTGACGGGGATTTTCAAACCTTTTGGGATATACGAAATATTCATGGAAGCAATTGCGTAAAGGTTTGTTACTGGGATTCCTATGTCGGTGGCAAGGATGTAGAAGGTCGCAGACTGTACGCAGCTTCCGCACTCCTAGT